CAGGAATCGAAAGTCATATGCCTGAAGCTCAAGTAGCTGATGTCCCTGCAAACGCTGTGTGCGTAAGGACGACAGCAAATCGCGTATCTTCTTGAACTCCACCCCTACGGTGACCTCTCCTACTGGTCCCTTCCCCAAGAACATTAAATCCCCACCATCTAACTTGTCCTGCCGGAGCGGGAGACTGGTCTTCTTCAAATCCTCCCAGAGTCCCGGCTCTCCCTTGCCTGCTGTGGCTTCGCGGTAATCGACTAAGATCATTCACGCCTTTACCAGCACGACGATTTCATCCCGGTCAGGGTCAGCAGAAAGGCTGATAGGTTGATGAGCGGGATTCTTCAGTTTCTCGCGTAAACGTTGAGTCATCTCTGCTTCAGAACCCCACTTAATACGAATGATGTAGCTATCTACTCCCACGTTCCCTCCATTTCCGCTGTTTCGGGATACACCATCTCGCCCAATTCCCGCATGGTCAGACTCTGGAATTCTTTCCCGATGAGCTTCTTGGCGTCCCCCACCCGGCACTTCTCGTGAATGGTGGTAATGAAGTCCCCCACCTCAGCATCCCACCGATGACGAAGGACAACCTGCACGAGTTCCGGGACTTCCTTCTGCCCCCTCGGTTCCATCTCACCCAAGCTCCCGAAGGTTGCTTTGCCTTCCCTATTACTCCCTGTCTTCCCCCACTTCTCCTTCATCCCCCGGATGACCACGAAATTGACTCCTGCCATCTCGGCATCGTGGAACCATCCCCGATACTCTAAGTTCAGCTCGTAGTAGTTAGAGGGCTTGTCGCTCACCGCTTCGAGCTTGGCGTAACGCAGCATCTCCCACGCATGGTCTTCCTTATCGAGGACAATGGTCCGGGCATGCTGAAGCGCCGTCGTCTGGTTCTCTAGGAACTGCTCCAACGCTTCTGCCGCTGCTTTCGGTCTGTCACTCTCATCCAACCGTCCGGGGTTGAAGTTGTATTGAATGACCTTGATATCTTTCTTCTTGAACAGGGGATTCTTGACAAGCCCTTTCAACCCACCGGGGTCGAAGAGGTGAACCGCAATGGGCTCAGGTCCAGTAAGTGCAAAGTGCGTCTTGCCACTCCCCCCAACCCCTTCACTTGCGATGATGAGCGAGTAGTTATCGCTCCTATCAACTTCCTCCCACTTGCCCCAATCTTTACTCTTCGCCATCAGTCTGCGTCTGGGAGCCCGAATTGACGCCTCCAGCCCTCCGTGCCGAAATAGTCCTTGTTGTCAAAATACGTTAACTGCAACTCCAATTCGTCAAGATGCCCGAACACGCTCAGAATCTCATTGGGTGTTGCATGTCCGCACATTGCCTTACCCCGGATGATGTTGAGTTCGCGTTCGCTGAGATACCGTTTACTCTTCGCCATGTCCCTCCCATGCCGCCAAAAAGCCACTGGTCAATCCAATCAGTCCTGCGACGACAATTCCTGTGATGATGAATCCCTGGTCAATCAGGAGCCATGCACAGAAGAGGGCGACGGTCATGCTGAGGATGAAGATCGTCATAACAGTCCTGCCTCTGCTTTCTCCCACAACCCCTCATCCTCCGCATGCTGCATCATGGTCTTCATCTCGTCAGCCATCTCACGTTTGGTGAAGTCAATATCCCAGATACGAAGCTGAGGAAAGGTATAGTCGCGCCAATTCCCGACGGTATGGTCTACGTAATACGTCAATCTCGGGATGCCCTGAAAGTAGGCATACATGCGACCTTGGGTGAGGTATTTGGCGAAATCCTTGTCCGTGGGCTTGAGCCGACTCGACTTCCAGGTTTTTTTGATCTCCCCAATACGGTCATGGCCATTGACCACGATAAGGTCCGGTGAATATGCCACCAGCTTCCCCTTCCATTCCCCTATCTGTTCTCCGGGGCGGAAGCACTGGACGCCATTCGCAATCAGGACTTTCTCGAAATACTGTTCCCATGCCAATCCTTCAGCGAACAGAAGGTCCGGGTCGTTGTTGCCGCCGTAACGCTTGGGGTCAAGCTGTCGGTAATACGAGCCATAAATTTCAGAGGCATGAAGGATTCGTTTGCTTCTATTGGGGTCCGACATTGCTAGCGGAAACTCCAATGTTCGTGGTGTTACCTTCATGCTGCCACTCGCTGACGATATGGCCGGGGTTTGTTACTATCCTTACGAGGGAGACCTCGGCCCGAACTTCCTGCGAAATACTTGAGACGCCTGTTTAGGATGTCTAGCGCACGTTGCCGTCGTCGTTCGCACAACCAGGGCCAAAACAGCGCTACAGTTGCTTGGAAATATTCGAAACTTGCTACTTTCCAAACCCATTGCGTCTTGTGATGCACCTTCTCTGGGGGCTTTTCGTGTGCGCTACCAAACCCAACAATCCGTTGAAATCGTTCAACCACATCTTTATCTGTGGATGTCAAACTCGCGGTATTTGCACGAGTGTTTTTGACTGTGGAAAAACACCCTTCTCCTTCAAACAATCCTGCTGCCCACGCAAGGTCAGTTCTGGTATACTGACGGTTTTGACGAACAATAGATGCTTCTCGTTGTTGTCGTCGTTCTTCACGTGTTTGTGCAGCCCGCTCCGGATTGTGCTTCTTCCGATTCGTAACTTTATCTTTCTCTGACCGATAGGGCATCTATCTCCATACACACAAAAAGACCGAGAAGGCGTGATGGTCTCCTCGGTCCATGTGAACGATTGAGTCCGATGCCAGCAAGGAAGGGGTTTGACCGCTTTTCGCAGCAGCTACGCCCTACGACCAGTGTTTGCCGGTCTCATCCTCGCTGTGCACCGCTCAGCACGAATGCTGAGAGTTCCAACCCACGTTACCTAGCCCGCTCCAGCGCGTCCGCTGCTTGAGAACTCTGCGGTTAGCCGAGTAAGTGGACTCACTACGTTCCACGCCTCTATGTCGTGGTTGCCGGATGTGGGTTGGTATGACCGGTTGGGGCGTCGGTGGGCGCGGAGTCAATCGCGCTACCAACTCGGTCGGGGATATGTGACTCCCCCTACGTCGCGGCCACATCCGTAACGGGATGCCCGGTCTCTAGCCGCCCCAAATTCAATGAAAGGCAGTTCCGTTGTTTTACTTGGTGGAACTGCGCCAGAAGCCCAAGATCCCGACTAACGATCCAAATGGATTGCGGGAGTATTACCTAGTTCTTACGAGCGTTCGCTACCCAAAGCTGTGCCGTCTCAAGGTGAGTAACGGCGATACTCAAGGCGCGGCCATCAACGGTCTCTTCAACTCTTGCAGCTCGGAGTGCTTCGATGGCGTTCTTTGCCTGCTCCATCAACTGAATCGTCTGAATCAACATCTCATCTGCGTTGATGATCATGCCGCTACGCTCAGATTACCCTTGCGGTCCACGTCCAACCACTCCTGCTCGCCCTGCCAGTCCTCATCCAACACCCTGGCCTTCACAGCCTCAGCGAACGGCTGGTTCTTCTGCTTCTCCTTGAGGAGAGCTTTGGTGACAGGGAGGGAGAGGTTCTTGCGCAGGACCGGAGCATCCTCCAGCACGGCTTTCAGGACTTCAACCGCCCTTGCCTCGATGGCAGCATCACCAGTCGCACTGCCCACCTTAGCTGACGTTTTGCCCGTTGCCACCGCCGCTTCAGCGCCCAACACTGCGTCAATAACGGTATAGGTGCGGTCATACTCCTTCTCGACCTTCTTACCGTTGACCATCTTCGAGACTTTGCGTTTGCCAATCCTGGGGTTGTTGTTCGCCTCGTGGTCCACCGCCTGCTTGACCCGAAAGCGACGACCATACAGCGCCGACAGGTTCAGGGGCTCGCCTGCACCGATGTCCGGCAGCTCATCATTGATGTCCACCTTAACCTTCTTGAACGCTTCGTCCAAGGAGTCAATGAGCTTGCCGAAGGGCATGGAATAGGGGAAGGAGACGGGCGATCCGTCCTCCATCGTCAAATCCTGCCCATCATCACTGATGGCATACCGGTCACCCTTGCCCACAAAGATGTGCTGGTCAATCGCTTCATCGGCCCCGTCTACGAGAAACTGGGGAACGAAATACAGATTGCTGCCATCCTTGGTCTCGCCCTTGAACCGTCGTGTGAACTCCCCACTCTGAAGTTCTACATCAACGTTGTTCAACAGCCCACCGCCGCCCTTCTTCAATCCGTCTCGGAATCCCATTCACACCTCTCTGAAATCAGTTAACTGGTCACAGGCCGTGATACCCATACTAATGCAACACAGATGCCATGTGATATGAGCGATATCCCCAGTATTTCTTAGTGATACTGGTCTTGCCGTCTGTAGTTCTGGACACTTCTTCTGTCCCCTCTTCTCTCATTTTCCCTGTTCCCCCTACCCCTCTAAAGAGAGGGGGTAGAGGTGAGACATTGGGAGTTTGTTTCATTTGTCTCATTCGGAAGCTTGAGACAAAGTTGAATAACCTCTCGACCTTCGAGCGTTAGCTTTGAGAATCCCTGCCCCGCTGCTGCTATCAGCTTGAGTTTACGGAGTTTATCCACGCTGCGATGTAACGTCGGTCTTGACATGACCAGTGCCTCTCGTATCTCCGAATGGCGAGACTTCTCGGTCTTTTCATCCTCGAATGTCTCAAAGGCCATGAGCGTTTTCTTTAGGGAATCCGTCAGTTGATTCAGGGCATCCAGTCTTTTTTGGTGTGAGACATTCCCTGTTTTCCCTAATGAAATCGTCAAACTTTCCTTGAGACATTCGACCCGAAGTCTCAGCGAACCGGTTTTCACCGCATCTCGCATCTTGTCATTGGTCATTTCAATGCTATCGAGGATGCCGTTCTTCTCTTTTCCCATGATCTGAAAGCCCACATCGGTATTGCAGCGAAGGGCGGTATGGCCGCGTTCACGTTCCCCGCCTGCATTGGCGTGATGGACCATGAGCACCGCACAGCTCTGATGCTGAGCAAGGGCTCGAAGGTTTTGCACAAAGTCCCGCATCTCCGGTCCCACTTCATCTCCACTGCCGAAATACTGACTGAGCGTATCGACGATGATGAGTCGGGGGAAGATGCCGGGTTCGGGGAATTCCTCTTCGAAGTAGTTGGTGATGGAGCTACGAATAGCCTCCAGAGCTTCATCATCCCGCAGTGGTAATGCCTGTGTGATGAAGTAGGCTCCCGGCACATCGTAGCGATTGTGCTTGGCGAGCCATGCGTCAATACGCTTCTGGAGACTGGGAGCACCTTCTCCGCAGCAATAGACCACGGGGCCTTGTATGACATCATACACACCTAACCAGGGCACCCCGGCTGCGACACTCAATGCCCAGTCCAGTGCGACGAATGTCTTGCCACAGTTCGATGGTCCCCAGAAAAACCCCACTTCTTTCTCATGAATGAAGCCATCGATGAGCCATTGGGGACGTTCGGTCGTGAGCACATCACGAAGGGTCCAGAGGGTCGCGCCTTCTCGATACGGATTGCTATCGGTCATCGCACCCTCACCTCTGTCGGTTCGCTGTAATGGAGTTCCGGTCCTAATGCCATGACCCGCTGCTTCGCTCGTAAGAAGTCTCGACTCTCCGCATCAATTCGCGTTTCTGTATCTGTCTGGCGAGACAAAGCGTTATTCTTGTTCTGGAAGCGCTTGCCGAAGGGATCGTGGAATTCCCGCAAAATCCGCACCCGTTGTGCTTCGCAAAAAGAGTCAAAGACTTCCAAGGATTGCACTCGCTTTTGGTGGCGTTGCTGCTGCTCCCTAACGTGCTTTCGCCAGCCGGTGAGAGGTGGGCGTCCAAGGCGATATCCGCGCTTACTGTATGTAGCCATGTCCACTCCCACAGGCGAGATAGCCCAAGATGATGATGGCTGTGATGAGCATGGCCGTAATGGTCCAGAGAAGACCATCGGTCTGGGGGTCTTGGTAGTAGGGGCTCATCGGTCCTCCTGTTTCGGCGCTTCCAAGGCTTCAATCGTTTCCTGCATGGTGACATCCCGCCCCAGCAGGTAGCGGAAGTAGGCTTGCCATTCATGACGGTTGAAGGCGGGAGTCCTGCGTTGATGGATGGCTTCGCGAATACGTTGGAGTTCAAATTCACTCAACACAGTTCGCCTCCCCAAACACTTCAATCGCATCCTGAAGTGAGATACTCCCGGCATCCCGATAGAGTCCGTGATACTCAAACATCCCATGCTCCCCTCGCTGACTGAGCTGACGTTTCAGTGTGCGCATCAACTCTTCATAGTCATCCGTGCGAGGCACTAACACTCCTGCCCAGGGGGCGCCGGTATAGACGATGCGACGGAAGGGCGGGAAGGGGCGGTGGATCAGCTCATGACGCTCGGTATGTGTCATGCGGCTAGTCCGTAAAGGTGACGGTGATACCTTGAGCGGCAAACATGGCTGCAATGACGCGCTCTCGTTCAGCGTCAGGGAGGTCTGTCTTGTCGTTTACTGCTGCAAGTGAGTCATAGCTCTCGAAAAACTCCTCCTCTTGGAACAGCCACTCTGGCGCCCAACGGTCCCATCTACGGGGCCAAACTCGGTCGATGATTGACGCATCGGGTGCCCCACATGCACGAGCGAAAATCCCTACGCAGCAACGCTTGCCGTCGCTCTTTCGAAGTAATGCTGAATTCCTCATCCCTTCACCTCGCAACCACTCTTTCCGGCTAATCACAAACTCAGTAACCATCTGTGCTCCTCTACTCTCACCATCAGTGGTGATAGCGCCTGCATAGCGAATATCATGCCAAGAGCGTAGGGAAGATATTACCGGATATTCCCCAAAAAGCCACACTCAGAATATGACAAATGGTGTAATATCAGGACAGATTGTCACGTATCTGTGAGACTTGAGGATGGCCGGGATATTGCAGCAAGTGGGGGTATGAGAAACGACAATAACGAATGGGACAGCCTCCAAGAGTATTTGGATCGTCTCCCTCCGCCTCAGCCGTGGTCAGGCTATGCGAACGGCAATTCGACGAAGTGGATCGTCACCCCGAGTGCCAGTGCGTCCTCGCCCCGAACCCTCGTGCTCTCGCATGAACCGCTCATCCCGGCTGAGGGCGCGGCGTATCTGGCGTATTGGTTCAGTCTGGATGTCCAGTGAAAGTGTTTATTGAGAGGTGCGAAGATGGAGGATGGGCCGTTTACGAAGGCTATGAAATTCCTCATACACCACAGACGAAAAGATGGGTGAAACACAGAGCGATTGCGTGGCGCTGGACCCGATGGGGCGCTGAACGGGCAGCTCGTTTTTACCTCCGCAGAAGAAATGACCCGAAAGTCGCACCAGTGGAGATTACCTTATGAGCAGTCCGACCTTCGACTATTCCGGCTACCTTCACGTTCTCTGCCCTATCTGCTTCTGGGAGGAAAAGAAGGTATGGGAGGATGCCGTGCAGCCGGTTGTGGGTGTCCTCTTCGGTGGGGCGTATGTGCTGCGCTGTGGGCATGAGAAGCAGAACGGGATGCTCTGTGTAATCTGTGGCGAATCCACCCATGATGGGGTGATATCCACAGGCGACATCGAGCATCCCGTCTACCAGCCCTGTTGCAACCGCTGCTTCAAGGATATGGCGGTCCCGTAGCTAAGTCGTTTCGGGCTCCCCGGTCACCATCTTCTGTTTCTTCAACCAATGCAACACCTGTTGCACGGTGCCATTGGGGAGTCCGGTCCTCTCAATCAGGTCTTTGGTCTGGATGCCCTTCGGTGCTCCATATACCGCTTGGTATACGAGGTAGCGTTGCTCTGACAGATACTTCTGAGCTTGCGGCAGTGTGAGCGTCCGGTCCACGGCACGATAGGTGAACTTGGGCCTGTCGACCACACGAGGGGTTCGCCCATTCGTAGGTCGAGATGAGAGCGGCAACATCGTCGAGGCAGGACTCTCCTCCTTGAAGCTCAGAATGATGTGCTCCCCTTCCAGGGTGGCGTCAAAATGGTCGAGATGTTGAACAAGCAACGCCTTCACCGCATCAGGGAGCGGAATGGCGGCGTCTTTCTTCGTGGGCCTGTGGTCCAACCTCCTACAGGGAATCTCCGGGCCATGCAGGATACTTGATTGGGGGAGGGTGTTCAAGTCCCCGGCTGGTGTGGTGAGAGTTGTAAGTGGTGTGTTCATATTGCACTTGATAGCAGGAGGGATGCCAACCAGTATCCTGTGCATGATATTACACACATTCGGCTGTATCTTATTGACTTTCCTTCTAGATAGCCGGGTAATTCTTACCGAGTTGACAGGGATTGTCACTGCTGGCATGACCGTTGCCATACAAGGCTGTCAGCACAGCAGACACTTTCGTTCACCCAGGAGGCAGAGATGGCAGCATTCCATGACGCAGCAATACCGGAGGATATCCCCGGCGGTGAGTGGCAGTCCTATCCCAGCAAACAGGAGGAAGAGGAATCCGAACTGGTCGAACGTGTGGTCTACCTCCTGAATGCCGCTGTTGAGCTGGTTGAGGCTCGCCCCACCGTTCATGTCATGGAATGCCAGATGTGCGGCATGTGGGATTGTCATACGGACCAATGCCCGGTCCCACCATTGGAGCACTGGCTGGAGACACATTAGGTCTGCCCGGTCCCATCCTGCCCGGTCCCCTAATAGGCTCAGGAAGGCCCCTAGCAGCCCTTCTGAGCCATTATTTCCTCCCGACCCTACCTTACCCCTGCCCCTTTCGCTTTCGCCCTTACTTTCGCCCCTGTAGCAGATACCGGAGCAGAATCATAGCGGGATAGCTGGCCTATAGCCTGCCCTGACGTAGTGTTCCGCATTTGTGTAACTCATTGTCGCCTTTTGGTATACCATCCTGCACCTGTAGCGGATACTGGAGTGGAAACGTTAGCAATTCTGAGGGTGAGAGGATGGCATGATAGTGGCAGTATCATACGGCAGGAGGCAGAACATGACGCGATACAAGATAGTGTTTGACCACGACCAAGAACCGGATTTCTCGTGGCTGGAACAGGACCACTACAACCCTAACCATCCTAGCTACGATCCCGCCTATCGCAGCAAAGCGGAAATGGACGCGGGTTGTCCTCCGATTGACGGCAATTGGTATCGTGACCCTGAAAACCATGTGGCGCTTGCCATGGTTGTTTATGCTTTTGACGATACCGCCGATGACTGGGACGTAATCGACTCTCTTGGCGGGATTGACTTTCTTGCTGATAGTGACGACTGGACAACAGGCACGTTTTATCGTGTTGAGGACATTCCGGCACGATGCGCTTACTTACGCGAGCTGGCGACAGATGCGATTTTGTCAGCAGAAAAGAAGTAGGCGACTATGCGAGCCATCATCTGCAAACTCTGTCGTCGCTCCCTGCCACTCCTGACCCATCGCTCCACTCGGTATCATCCCGAGTGTAAGGTCATTAAGCAGCGGGAGCATAACCGGAATTCGTGGCATCGACATAAGGAGAGGAATAACAATGGCAACTAAACCGCAAAAGATTGAACCTCTTGAGGCGCTTGCACGTGATTATGTAGGCGACGGCAAGTCCCCTAACCTGTTTTTCGTAACCGATCAAGGGACGGTTGTGCTCATTTCTCGTGATGGGGAAACTGCCTACGAAGCTTGGCGCGTATTAGCTAATCGGGCTCCGCGTCTTGAATGCGCTTTAGAAGATCGTAAGACGGGGGTTCTAGCCTCTGTTGAGCCCACTGAAGATGGCGGAGTTCACCTTTCACGCTACGATGACTACCATCGGTTCATAGGAGGGAAGTCATGAAACGCTGCATCTACCGTTCGCTGGCACTCCCGGCTATTCATGCATGGACGGGCGGAAGCGCTCCTAGCCCGTTCATCTGGAGGGATTCACAAGTCTATCGTGCATTGGTTGTAACGGAATTTCGTTCCCAGATGACTATGTGGATCGACTACTGGGGCGATTGCCCCGACAAAAATACGCGGAACCTCTTCTGGAACCGTGCCCGATACGACGCATGGGCGACTATGCGTGCGAAAGGTTGGGTAAGCTAATGATTCGCTGTCAATATCGTCGGTGGCGAGCACTCATGTATCGCCGTCTCGTGCTGTGGTCCTTGGGAGTCTGCACATCACACGTTAGGAGGGTAGCCTAATGCTCTTCAGCTCTTACTCAGGCTCCGATGCCGTCTATCCCTGTATCGGGCTGATGATTGTCGTGTTTGTTCTGGGTGGTGTAGTTGCGGTGCTGTTGACATAGGAGGATAGAATGCAAAACGAAAAGATGCTGTTACTTAGCGCCAAGATCGAAATCGTTGAGACTGTTGATGGCAAATGGATGGTGCTCCAGAACGGGTTTCAAGTCGGCGGGAAGGTAGACCGTTCAGGTGCCGGCGATCAGACGTTTCATACGTGGCGTGAAGCCTACGCCTTTGCTATTGAACGGGCAAAGCAGGTGCTTGCATGACACGAGACGAATTCGCGGAACAGATGCATCCGTGTCGTGCTTGTGGTCGTATGTGTGATGGGGACGTATGCGATAGCTCCTGTGCGTCCGCCTTGGATGCAGAGGACGATGCTGTGCCGTGCCTTACTTTCTCACGTGGCTATTGCTTCGACCCTCCGTCTCGTTTCTGTCGCAACTGTGGCCTTACTCGTGACCAGCACTGTTAGTCCTGCCTGCATCTGAGGGGTAGAACCGTCCAACCCTTTCTACCCTTCAGATAGTCCCCACCCCTACCTAGCCGTTAATGGATGATGGTATACCGAATGGTATAGTGTTACGTATGTAACACCTCAGCAATGTTGGGTGACCATACCGTTTCCGCCTTCCCCTTTTCCCTCCCCCATCAGCATAGAATCATCTAACCCATACTGAGCTAGAGGTGCGTAGGTCTGTTGCTCCTACGCCATCCTAGGCTGACCTTCGCTATGCCCCGCATGACTTAGGCGTTTCGCCCTACCTGTAAGTGACACTACTGCGGGGGCGAAAGTCTACGCCAATCCCTTACCTTTCGCCCCATCTGAGTCTGATAATACTTTATTATGTTAACTAGCGTAATGACTACGTAGACCTACGTAACACAAGGACTTAGCTCATACCTAGGGAGGGAGGGGGCTCCCCCTCTGGCCGAAGAAGCCCACCCCCACATGCGGTTGCCTCTAGCAAAATTTTGAAGCTAAAAACACTGTTATTCCCCTTGCATGGTAGGAGTATCAGTAGGTCGGTCCGTCATGCCAACCTACTGAGGTATACTCCCGGCTGGAGGTGGGAATGGCCTTTGATGCCAAACAGGCGGTGGGGCTGATGACAGACTTGCAAGCGGTGGTGGAGAGATTGGAGGAGATGCCCGAGATGATTCCGCTCGCCCGGAAGATCATGCAGCCCGTGTTCAGTAATAACGAACAGGCGGGAAAGCTGAACAGGCCGAAACGAGTGGTGAGTGAAGAGACGAAGCGGAAGCTCCGGGCATCCTGGAAGAAGCGGAGGGCAGCGGCGAAAGGGTAGTGTGGGAGATTGGTGGGGAGACCGGGGCTAACTCGTTGGTTCTATAGGACGGTCACAGGACTTAGGATCAGATCCGGTCCCAGAGATGGGGTAGGAGTTCAAGTCTCCTCTTTCGCATCAGTTACGGGGAGTGGCGGAATGGTGGGGGTGAGTGGTGGGGTTTTACGAGCGCATTAAAGACAGCAGCCGTTTCTTTTAATAAGCAGCGATGGCGAAACTGATTGAACGGTTCATCCATCCCCACCATCCTCGACTCTATCTTCAGCTCCGGAGTGACAGTAAGTTCCTTCAGGCGGTAGCGTTCATCGGGGGCCGGAAGCAGCAGTGCTCCACCCGGACTACCCATCTTCCCACAGCCCTACGGCTGGCAGAGGACTGGTATAAGCGACCCAACCTCCTCATGATTGCAAGGAACGCCGGGACATCAGTTGCGATGATTGATGCCTTCTATGCCCGGAGGTTGAGTGCGGAGATGGGAAAAGACCTACTGACGCAAGACTGATTCGCTCATACCTGCCGTCTGTCGAATTCCTTTGCGGCCAGATTCGGTGTGATGATCTCCCGATAGAGCACGTAGCTCCGCTTCACAGCCACGAGGCAGACGGGGCCTACGTGATCCTGCATATCAACTTCCGGATTGTATTCCGGGAGCGGCTTGGGTGCTGCACTCACTAAGCCGCAGATAGAGTAACAGCCAGCGAGCTTACCCGAGACGTGCTCTAGGACGATTCGCCTATCCACCATGATATCACTTCCATTGCAATATCTAGGCCAATTGCGTATTATCATTACAGGAGGGCGATATCGTGAAACCGTCGAAGGAGAAGAAGCAGCGAAGTCCACGGGGTTCGGTCAAGATACCGAAGGTCCAGACGGCTCCGGTGCTCCCCGGCCCACCTCCACCGGGTTCCGCGTTGGTTCCGGTATCGCCTCCCCTTGCCGCAGAACGTGCCCTCCAAGAGCGACAGAGTAAGCAGAAGTGGTCATCGAAGCATCTGCCCAAACGGAAGAAGATGCGAGATACGGTCTCCGTGATTATGGCGATGAAGATTCAGGGCCATAGCACGACGGAGATTGCGGAGACGCTGAAGATCAAGCCCGCATCGGTTCGGCAATACATGTTCATCGCAGGGCGAGAAGGGTGGCTCGATAGCCGTGACCCGCATGAGATTGCCCACAGTCAGCTCGTCCATAGGGCAGTTACGAACCTCGAAGAATGGCTCACTGCTCGTGATGGGCGCACAGGGCTTCCTGACAAAGAAGTCACCCTCGAATCCCTGAAGGGACTGGGCATCTTCCACGCCCAGGGCGGGAGTGCGTCTCAGCCCGAAGCGCAGCAGACGAATGTGCTAGCGATTCAAATCACCATGCCCCAGAACACCGCCACGCTCCCCAAGATGCGCGAAGGAAATGACGGCGGCAATCCGGCTTACACGGATGGCGAGGTCATCAGTGTTACCAGCCAATCCAGACGACAACTCAGCGAGTAAGTCTTTCCTCAAACCAACCTCCTTCGCCGCGGGCACGGAATTTACGATTGAGATTCGTTCGCCCTATGACGGTGTAAGCACCCATCGTCTTGGCGAACTCGTGGTGTGGATGGGTGTGGACGACGCACTCACCGCTCGTGCGTATGCAATGGGGACTGATGCCTTCACCGATTAAGAAAGCACGAATTACTCTTCCTCCCGGTATCGGCGCGAACCTCGGCAAAGAACTCCTCTACAACCCCTACCAAGACAGTCTGCTGGCGAAACGTCGTCTGCGCTTCTGCCTGAAGTGCAGGAAAGTCAGTTCGATGTTCCCCGGCAGTGGCGTATTTAAATGCGCCCATTGCTCCACGGACCATACAAGCAACAGAACCGCACCTCGGGTCTTCAAACGCTTCGGCGCATTCTCCGGTCGTCGTGGTGGCAAGACCGTCGTCGGTGCTCACATGGTTCGGGAAGAGGCGTTGATTCCGAATGGCCTCATCTGGTGTATGGGGCCGAACTACAAAGTCCTTAACGACTCGACCATCCCCACGCTCCTCGGCATCATCCCTCCCTCCTGGGTTGCAGCACCGGGCTGGAACTCTGATTTGATGGAGTTCCCTCTTGTCAACGGAACCAAAATCGCTTTCCGGTCACTCGATGATCCTGAACGTGGACGAGGACCGGGGCCGACGTGTGGATGGTTCGATGAAGCGGCGCAAATCCCCGAACAGGGATGGAACGTATTTAGACCGTCGCTCTCAGAGCAAGCGGGCATTGCGATCTTTACGACGACGGTATATGGGTTTGACTGGACCTACGAGCGGATAGAGAAGAAAGCCCTGATTGACAAGCTTCCCGGCTACTACGCCGTGAAGTGGTGGACAGAAGAGAATCCGCTGTTCCAATACGATGAAGTGCTGAAGGCAGAGATTGAGGAAGCCCGTCTGACCATGACGCCTGAGTTCTTTGCTCAGGAGTATCGAGCGGAACGTCACAATGCCACAGGAGCGATTTATGCAAAATACTTGGTGGGTGCCTACCTCTCCACTGACGAAGCCATCCGAAAGTTCATCCCCGAGTGGCCCAATCTTGATTCTAGCCGAGAAGTGTGGATTGGGCTGGACGCAGGAGCAGACCATCCCTTTGGCGCCACGATGGCTGTCGTTACCGAATGGGGGCTCATCGTCGTGGATGAATACCTCCAACGAGACGCCGCTTACTTAGTCCACCTCCAGAACATCCAACAGAAATTCCGCCTCAACCGCTTCAACAATGTGAAGTGGGTGGCGAATAAGAACGAACGGCAGCTTAGAGCAGAGTTTGGGCTGAAGCAGATTGGACTCATTCAGGCAGAGAACCGCCATGAGTTCGGGATTCAACGAGTTCAGTCGTGGTTCGTCTCCAACCAACTGTTCATTACATACGTTTGTCCCAATACTTTCGACCAATTCAACAAATACCGTTACGCCGTCAACACGTCGTCTGATGGGCAGCAGAAGAAAGAAGCCGTCTACAAGCTAGAGGACGAACTGCCCGACTGCGTGCGCTACTTGCTGATGGCCTATCCCCGCCTCCCCGACCCCAAGGTTGCTGCGATGACACAGGACCAGAAGTCCCGGTGGGAAGCATTCGACGATCGGACCCGTGGCGACATTGAGCGCATGAAGGACTTTCACAAGCACGAAGTCGGTGAGGGCCGAGACTTGGAACCCAGTGACGAGAATTATCCCATCGGGGGTTTCTGGGGTGGCTACAGTCAGTCGTATTACTAGGAGGACAGCGTGACATTTGAAGAAGACGATAAGTATTCCGCATCGGCGCAATATCGACGTTCGGAACCGTATGATCCAAATCGGGATGGTTTGCCTTTCTGGGTTTCTATTGTGTTTATTGATAACGGGCGTCTTCACTATTTTCAAGCAGTTCGTTTCTCCACTCGGCAGGGAGCAGAGGAAGCGGCGCGGGCTATGGTGGAGATGAATCTCGTGAAGACGGTCTTCATTTACGAAGACATCGTTGCTTACCGTCCCTGCAAAACCGTTGGCGAGGGGAAGTGATGTGGATTAGTCGTCAAGCGTATCAGGATTTGAAAGACGAGATTACTCAGGCACGAGCAGACGCGGCAGCACAACTCAAGGCGAATGAAATCCTCGAAGCCAACATGAACTGGTTTCGACATCGGATGACACAGATTGAAGCAGAGCGGGCTCAGCTCATTCATCATGCGATAGGCGTGAAAATCCCTACTCCCGAATTCCACAAACCCGATCCCATCAAGCGCTTCATGGACGACCACAACTTTCATGAGAGCGACATCTTCCACGACTTGGGAGATGCCGAAGCCAAAGCGGTAGGCCTTGACTGGGACGCCGAAGGCCGATTGATTCAGACATAACCGATGATTCCAGCAACCAAAGAACCCATCGCCAAGAACACCGGGAGTGCGGGTGTGTCTGTGGACATGGACGTATTGAACGACGATGCTGTGCTGCCGTATGACGATGCGGAACTGCTTGAACTCCATGAGCAGTGCAAGAAAGAAGCGTTCTTTCAGCGGCAGATATTTGAGCAGCAGTGGACCAGGAACGTATTTTACGTCCTGGGAAGGCAGTGGATCTCCTACTACTCCATCAACGGGCAGTGGCGGGATATCCGGATGGCGAAGTGGGTGCCCAGACCCGTCACCAATAAGTGCAAGACGGTCGTCCAAGCGATTCGTGCGATGTTCGGGGCGATTCAGATTGGGACAAACTGCCGTCCGAATGGTGAGAGCCCCAAGAACATCTCAGTAGCGGCCACCTGTGACCAGTTGATGCCCCTCCTCCATAAGCGGCACAACATGGACCGGGTGCTGAACGAGTTTGACTGGTGGCTGATTGTCACGGGCAATGCGTTCCTCTATACCTACTGGGACTACGACGTTCGGTATGGCATGGTCAGTGTGAAGGTGTATGAGTGCCCCGTATGTGGGCATTCTGCCACGGAAGACCGCATTGATGCGATGCAACCGCTCTGCCCCAAGTGCCAAGTCGGCATCATGGCCGAGACGGGCGAGAAGGAACGGATCGCAAAAGGCAAGAGTGTTACGGACCCGCTTTCTCCGCTCGAAGTCGTGTTCCCCAATTCCTATTCCCGTTTCGAAGAAGTCCCCTACCTCTACCGTCTGCGTTGGAGGCCCAAGTCCTACTTCCAGAACAACCCGGCTCTTCAGCCGATGGTGAATCTCATCACCTTCGCCAAAGCCCCGACCGACCGTTCACTCCAAATCTTCAAAGCTCTCAGCACCCAGAATGACCTGGGGCTTAATCCCGTCTACTGGTCAGAAGGTGGAAGCTCTGGGGATAACGAAGAAGGGGTCACGGAATACGAACTTTGGTATAAGCCCTGCGATAAGTATCCAGACGGTCTGATTGCACGGTTTGTTGGTGAGAATACACCTGTCGTGGTGCACTTGGAAGAACAAGAGGCTGTTCCTGGTCCCATGCCCTACGTCGGTGCAGATGAAATGCCCGTCTGGCCCTTCTCCCACGCCTGCTATGAGCATGTGGGCGGAAGAGTCTTGGGCAGCGGAGCCCTCGACCCCATCATCCAGAAGCAAGACCAGCTCAATCAGTTGGATTCTCAGATTCTCATGACCGTCATGAGAGCGTCCAGCCCCATCATGCTGGAACCGAAGGGTGCAGAAGTCGAGAAATTCACCGGAGAACCCGGTCTCGTTGTGAAGTGGAACCCTCTCACGGTTCAGGGCAACGCCAAACCGGAGTGGTTGATTGGTCCCGGCCCCCATGCCTCGCTGTTTCAAATTCGCGAACAGTATCTGGCGGATATCGAAGAGTTAAGCGGCACCTTCGACATCATGAAAGGCAGCAAGCCGCCCAATGTCGAGGCATTCAGTGCACTGGCTCTCTTGGATGAACGCAGCAAGTCTCGGTTTGCCTCGGTATTTGGGTCTCGTGGAGATGCTTACGCTAGTAATGCTCAGGTGCAGCTCGAACTGGTAAGAGCATTCGGCCCTGACAAGATTACAGAGGCGGTGTTAGCTCCCAATCGCAAGTATACGCTCCAAACGTTCATGATGGCTGACCTGCAAGGGAGTGTCAGCGTTGTGGTGGAGAATGGGACGCAGCAGCCCAAGACTTCTCTCGGCAGACGAGCAGCCATCGAGCACTTGAATCAGCTCGGCTTCATCAATCCCCAAGATCCTGACCAAGCTTATAAGGTGTTTCAGGAGTTTGGCTGCACCTACCTCTCTCCGTCACTTGATGTGCACGTGCAGGCGGCACATCAGAAGCAAGAAGCGTTTGAGCATTGGGCAACGGATGAGGCTGCCGTGCAGCAGTGGGCACAGCAGCAGATGGCCGCACAGCAGCAGTTCCAGATGGAACAGCAGGCGGCACAGGTGCAGTTTGCCGTCGATAGTGAGAACTCAGCGGCGATGGGCGGGCAGCCACCCATAATGCCCGCACCTGTCGAAATGCCCTCACCGCTTGTGGGGAGTCCGCTGGAGTGGAGAGGCTGGTATAACGCCAATATCCACAAGCAGGAATTCCTCAAATGGGCCAATGGTGACCGTATCCGGGAGCTGATTACTGAGAAGCCTGAAATCATTGGGCTCTTGGAAGCGCATCTCATGGAGATGGACATCAAGCTCATGGAAGAAGCGGGCGGGATGATTGGCGGACAGCCACTCGGGGATGCAGCACAGGCGCAACCCGTGCAGCAAGCCGCAGCACCGAAGAAGGGCGGGAATGGCTCCGCGATGGGCAATTCCAACACCGAAAGCACCAAGGATAACGAGCCCAAAGGCAGTGGCGAAGGGGCTCAGAATCGCGGACCTAGTTAATGAAAGTCTTTATTCGGCTTGCGCGGGATATCACGCTGCCTATCGTCTGGTCGGATGAAGCCTTTGAGCAATTCAGACGAGGGGTGTGGACGACTCCGGGACCAGAAGGACCGCAAGGCGAGCAGGGTATTCAAGGAGACACGGGGGAGACTGGCGAGACTGGCCCAGACGGTCTACCAGGAGCCGATGGCGAGGATGGGGCGGAGGGTGCCCAAGGTATCCAAGGAATTCAAGGCATTCAGGGTATCCAGGGTATTCAAGGTATCCAAGGCGATCCTGGACCGGGTGGTCCGACGACCCTGAAGAAGACGGCGAATCAAACCATTAACAGCGGTGCGGGGGTCTATACCGA